CGTGCCGCGCACCGGTGTCGACCTTCTCGGGCAGGACGTACGACTCGGGGCCGGGGGTCACGGTGATGAGCGGCCGGTCGGCGGTGTTGACCAGCGGGGCGACCACAGCCCACGACGGCGGCAGGGTCGCGATCTCGATGGTGCCCACGTCCGTGTACGACGTGCCGTCGATGCGCGACCCCGGCCCGACCACGTAGCCCTTCCACGGCCAGCGCACGACGAACCCGTGGAGGTGGTTGCCCTCGGGCACCGGGTAGCCCTCGGGCCAGCGGTAGAAGACGTGCAGCCCGCCCGACGGGGACCTCGTCGTCTTCGTCTTCGGGAGCGGCCCGAACCTCGCCTTCAGGCCCTCGATCTTCGACTTCCAGTCAGCGCCGTCGACATCCCATTCGAACACCACGTCGGGACCTTCGGGCCACACGATCCCGTAGTTGGGTTCCGATCCCGCCGACATCATCGCCTTCACCCTGCCCTCGTCGCGGGTGGCGGCGAGGAAGCCGTCGCGCGGGATCGGGTGCTTGCCGGGCGACGTGCAGTCCTTGCCCTTGACGCACTTGCACACCCCAGCGTCGTCCGTCCCCCAGACCGACATCACCGCGAAGCCCATCTCGACGTGGCGGATGGCTTCAGCGAGGCGTGCTTCCTGCTGAGGCGTCATGAGGTGGCTGTGTTGCGCGCTGGCTCACGCTGTGCCATTCTGTCCTCGTTCCTGATTTGCTGAGATGGAACCCTTGGAACCCCGGTCCCGGCCGGGGTTTCTTGGCGTCTCAGGGCCGAACCGGCGAGCCGTGCCGGGACGGTCGAGTCTACGCCCGGGGGATGCCCCGACCGCCCTGCTCGCGGAGGACGTACTCCAGCAGGTCGTTGGCCCAGATCAGGACCTCGCGGCCCTTCTTGTGGGACACGATCTTCCCGTCGCGGATGTGCCGCCACAGGGTGACCCGCGAGACGCCCACCTTCTCGGCGGCCTCGGTCAGGTTGTACGCGGTGACGACTGTCTCGGCGGGCACGGGCGGCTCTCCATGTGCGTGGGAATAGGACAGGCCCGACCGTCCCGGGGGGAAGGCGGTCGGGCCTGTGCCTACTGTAACACGTGCGCCCCTAGAACGGGAGGTCGTCGTCCTTCGACGGACCGGCATCGACCTCGGCAGCCGCAGGCTGCGCTGCTGCGGGAGCAGCGGCGGGAGCCTTGCCACCCTTCGGCGCGCCCATGATCTTGTCGATCTTGGAGAAGCCGTCGTCGGTGATGACGATCTGGACCATGACCTGCTTGCCGACGAGATCGCTCTCTTCGAAGGCCGCGTCGACCTTGACCTTGTCCGCGCCCAGCAGGGCCGTCAGGTATTCGAAGATGCGCGACTTGGGGCCGGTGGCCGTCGTGGTCAGCGAGTTGATCTCGCCGTCCTCGGGGCCATGGACGAGCCACGTCCACTCCAAGAAGTCCTGCTCCTCGCCGTTCTTGCTGTACTGCGTGACCATCCGCTTGGGCGCGATGGAGATCAGGTCGGCGAGCCATGTGCCTGCCGGGACGGACGACCCGGACTTGACGGTGATGAGCGGCATCGAGCCGTTCTCCTCAGTGGGGCGATGGCTGAGTGCATCGCGTGAGACACATGATACATCTGCAACGTGTGGAACGTCAAGGCAAGGTGAGGCCCCCGGGACAAGTCACCGGGGGCCTCTGCGCGATTGTGCTACGAGACGGAGGGGGCCGTCACGATGACCGTCTCGCTGCCGCACCCGGAGGAACTGGCAACGAAGTTGGTCGGATCGGTCGGCGTGAAGTCGACCGTCCAGTTGTAAGTACCAGCCGTGCTGGTCGTGGTGGACGTGGAGGCCGTGCCCGCGACGAGCGGGATGCTCGCGCTCTGGTAGACCTGCTCCGCAGCGTTACACGCACCGCTGGTGGCCGGATCGTCCTTGTACAGGGTGAACACCACCGAACCCGGCGCGGTCGGGCTGACCGTGGCCGAGTCGTTGAGCGTAGCCGTGAAGGTCGCGCTGCCGGTGGGCGTGGTGCTGGTCGTGGTCGGCGTGGCCGGAACGACCGTCAGCACGCAGTCGGACGGGTCGCTGTTCGGCTCGCGCGACGGGTACGAGCAGGTGTTGAGCAGGATGCCGTTGCCCGTCACGACGATGGGCGGGTTGGCCTCGGCCGCGATGTCCGAGAGATTGCACACGATGACCGTGTCGAGGGCGTCGAAGGTGCCCGGGCCGCTGTCGGTCACGGTGCAGTAGGTGGCCGCATCGGCACCGATCTTGGAGACGAGCGCGGTCGGTCCTGCGCAGCGATCAGCGCGGGTGTCGTTGCAGGAGTAGAGGATGAACGAGACGAGCGACACCGTCTGCGCACCCTTGCCACCCTTGACGGTGGCGCACAGGGCGTAGTTGGTGAGGTCATCGTCGTCGGTGTCGAGCAGCGAGCAGCCGTCGCCCGTGTTGTTGCCCGACCACTCCAGATCGTCCCACTTCCACGACGTGAAGAAGTCGCCACCATCGGAGGCGCTGGACTGGGCGGTCAGGTCCTTCTGGCCCGGCTCGTCGTTCGCGCCCTGATCGTCAGGGGTGTACGTGAACGTGGGTGCCGCCATGACGGGTGCAGCCATGCTCGCGATGAGCAGACAGGCTGCGAAGGCCGCGATGAGTCGCTTCAAGGTTCTCTCCCTAGATCGTGCTGGCTGACGTGGACGTGACGTGGTGGGTCAGTCCTCGATAGGCCCCTCTCTCCCCTCCGTCCTCCCGGCGTCGGTGTATGGTCGCACAGTGGATGCCCCCCTTCGTCCCCGTTGCTCCGTATGCCGTCACCCGAAGAAGTCGATGATCCACGCGCTCATCGCGTCGGGCATGCCGTACGCCGACATCCACACCGAGACGCAGAAGATCGGCGCGCCGGTGAAGCGCGAGACGATTGGCAAGCACGTCCGCATCTGCCTCCGTGGCATCAAGCCACTGCTCGATGAGGGCACGGCGCAGGACATCGCCGACTCGTCCCGCGAGGCCAACGACCAAGCCTCGGTCGACTTCGCGGTCATGGTCCAGAAGCGGGCCACGGAACTCCTCCGTAGCGGCGACCTTCGGGTCACGGCGCAGCATGGCCTCACCGCGCAGGCGCTGATCGACCGCAGGCTGGAGAAGCAGGCCGACCGCGACCTCGCGCTCAACATGGCGCGGCTGCTGTCGGGGGCCATCGTCATGACCCCGATGACCGTCATCGAGGGCCGGGTGGTCGAGCCGCTGCAACTGGACGACGGCCTCGCGCCCGAGGGCGTGTACGAACCTGCCGATGCCTGACCTCGCGACCACCCGGGGCCGCAACGAGTCACGCGATCAGGACACGAAGCACCCGACCAAGGGCCGCACCCGGCGGGCGAAGCGCGCTGAAGCCGACGCGGCCATCGCCGCAGGTCCTCAGACGTTCGGGGCGTTCACCCAGACCGCGTTCGCGGCCGACATGATGCGGGCACGCTGGGATGTCGACTTCTTCTGCGAGCGGTTCCTCGGCTTCAAGCCGCATCCCGGCCAGTCACGCCTGTTCAAGGCGTACATCACCCGCGACGAGTCGCGCTGGATGGCACGCTACCTGACCCTGTGCATCGCCGCTGGCAACCGGGCAGGCAAGACACTGGGCCTCGCGGTCGTGATCGTCCACAGCGTGATGTTCAAGATGGGCAAGGAGCCGCCCAACCCGCTCGACGTGCGGAGCATCGAACGCTGGCTGTCGCTGGGCTACGACTGGTACCACTTCGGCATCCACAGCGAGGTCGCCGAACTCGTCTTCTACGAGATCACGAAGTTGTTCTCGGGCACGCATGAGGCCCAGAAGGCGGGCTGCCCGCTGACCGAGGCGCTGGGCGAGAACATCGCCGACTGGTCGAAGAAGTACCGGGGCGAGTACCTGATGATCCGGTTCCACCCCCTCTTGGGCGGTGGCACGATCCACTTTCGGACCACGGGCGAGCGGGCCATCGGGTCACTCGGCAAGGACATGGACGGCGAGTCCTACGACGAGTGCGCGTTCGATCCCAACTTCGACTTCATCGTGGACGAAGTTCTCCACATGCGCCGCATGTCGACCGGTGGACAACTCATCCTGATCGGCACGATGACCGAAGGACTCACGGCGTTCGCCGACAAGTGGCAGGAAGGGAACCCGGACGCCCCGGACAAGAAGATCGACTCCTACAGCCTGCGCATCAGCACCCGCGAGAACATCGGCTTCGGGATCGACCTGCGGATGTTTGACCGGCTGCTCGCAGGAATGCCGCCATACCTCATCCCCCAGAACATCGACGGGTTCGCCATCGAGTCACGGGAGGCGTTCTTCGGATCACAGAGCGTCGAGGCCGTGTTCGCGAACGACCTGCCGGAGTACCAGTCATCGAAGCCCGGCCACCAGTACGTTCAGGGGGTTGACCCCGCGCTGACCTATGACTCAACGTGGGCGATGGTCCTTGACATCTCGGGAGGTCAGGAATGGCGTGGCGTGTGGGTGGACCGGCTCACCGGCCGACAGACTTCGCTGGTCGTCGCCGCGTTGGCACTCAACGGGCACAACGCCTACAACGATCACTCCAAGCGCATCACCTGTGCTACTGGGCTGGACGCCACGGGCTTCGGCGGGAAGATGTTCAGGGACCTGCTGCCGATCAACGTGCGGATGGTGGAGTTCGGCGGGACGCGGGCCAAGAAACTCGGCTTGCTGAACGCGCTGAAGAAGGTCATTGAGGACGGACGCCTGAAGTTGCCCAAGCACGGGAAGTGGCTGGGCGTGCGGCGGCAGTTGCTGGGCTACAAGTTGGACGACCGCAAGATCGAGCAGGACGCGGTCATGGCGCTGGCCGTCGCAGTCGACGTGGCGCGAAGGAACCCGGGCGCGATGTCCCCCAATGTCCCCTTCGACTACTTCGGGAGTAGCGCGGGTAGCGTAGTATCCGGTCCAGAGTTGCTGGCGCGCATCAAGGCTGCCTCCTCGCACTGACCCCGGAAGGGACCGTCACCCGTGGCTTTGGCCGTTCTCGATCTGAAGAAGGCCATCGAGTTCAGTCAGAGCGACTTCGCCGGAGGCACCTACGTCGAGGGCGAACTGGAACTCCTTCAGGACCTCCAGTCGCGGCGTACCCAGTATTGGTCGGAGCAGCAGGCATTCGCCGCCGCGTGCGACCGCTGGGACTCGCTGTACTACCCGCCCGACGAGGCGATGCTCCAGTCGGGCGCATCGCACTGGTGGTACCACTCCAGCGCCACGGCCCCGGGCAAGGCCCACATCTCGATCAACACACCGCCGATCTACGTCGACATCCCGGCTGCGCTCCAAGCCGTCGCCCCCATCGAGAACCTTGTCCCGCTGGTGGACTCGGAAGAGGCGCGCTCGCTGGCCGCGATGACGGAGCGGCTGTACTCGGCGTGGAAGGGCGAGATCGACCTGAACCTGATGGGCCACCGCGCCTGTGTCGTGAAGGGCCTCTACGGGCGCACGGCTGCCAAGGTCTGGTGGGACGCCGACACCGGCTTCCCGAGGGTCGACGTGATCGACCAGCCGCGCAACCTGTGGCTCGGCTGGTCGTCGTCCAACTACCGGACGCTCGACTGGGCCTGCTACTCGTACCTGATGACGGCCGAGGCGATCTTCGCCCAGTACGGCCTTGTCGCCACGGAGCGGACGGACGGCGAGGGCAAGCCGTACCCGTACCTGCTCCCGGTCGCCGCCTTCGGCTCATGGACGATGGCGCGCCAGTCCCTGTGGGGCGGTGGCGAGATCGAGGTCATCGACTACTGGTACCGCCAGCCGAAGACCGGGAAGATGCCCAAGGGCAACAAGTTGAAGCCGGTCACCCATGAGACGTGGAACGCCGTCGTCGTGGGCAACAAGGTGGCTCAGAACCTGAAGTTCACCGAGTACGACGGCACGATCCCGTACATCCCGCTGTTCAACTCCTACATCCCCGGCGTGGCGAACGGACGGCCGGAGTTGTACGACATCGAGCAGTTGATCCGCGAGAAGGACGAGCGGATGACGCAGGTCAGCCAGTTGATGAACAACATCGTCAACGCGCAATACTGGCAGTTGATCGGCCCCGAAGCCCCGGATCAGGTCCCGCTTGGGCTGCGACCCAAGCCCAATCAGGTGATCGCCCCCGGGGCAGGCAACCGGGTCGAGGGCATCACCCCATGGATGCCCTCGTTCCAAGCCGAGGAGAACATGGCCCGCATCGACCGTGAGATGGTCGATGTGAGCGGCCTCAATGACCTGCTGCGGGGCATGGCCCCCGCGAGCGTGATGTCATCGAGCAAGGCCATCAACGCACTGGTCGCCAACTACGAGACGCGCATCTCGATGAAGCGCGACCTGTACTACAAGTGGCGCAAGGACATCTGGGAACTGGTGCGCCGGGTCTGGGCGGCGAAGGCCCCGGACCTCGACGGTGTCCTGCTCGGCTCGGGCAGGCTCGACATCGTGGCTCCATCGCTCACCCCGCGTGACGACATGGAGACGGCGCAGATCGCGCGCACGCTGGTGGACGGCAAGTTGTGGTCGGCGATCCGGGGCATGGACCGCACCGGCGTGGACGATCCCGAGGCAGAGCAGAACATCATCCGTGGCGAGCAGACCGACGCCGCGCTCAACCCGGCTGCCGTGCAGGTCATGGCCCAGTTGGCGCAGGTCCTCCAGACGCTCGGGTTCGCCAACGCCCAGCAGGCTGCGCAGGCGCTGGGCGCGGGTGGTGGAGGCGAGGAGGTTCCCGAGGAGCCG